ATTAATGAAGGCGAAAACGTGCAAATATTTTTATAACATAAACAAAACAAACATTGAAAATCTTAACACTTACCCAAAAATTCAGCGGATGCGGATACCATAGATTGATGCTTCCCATTTCATTCATGCCTAAAGAATATGGCAGGATTACAGATACCATTACAGAGGAAGAATTAGCCGAAAAGAAATACGATATTGTCTTTATCAATAGGATATGGGAAAACAATGATCTTATTGAATTAAGGGATAAGTACGGGTTTAAATTGGTAGTGGATGTAGATGACTATTGGATATTAAACCATGAGCATTTGATGTTTGATGGGTTTAACGCTACGGGCTTTGCCTCAAAGCTTATACAACACATGAGGGCGGCTGACTTAGTTACCTGTACCCATGAAAGGTTAGCAGATGCGATAAGAGTGCATAATCCAAATGTTTTAATAACCCCTAACGCAATCCCTTACAATGAAAGTCAGTTTAGCGGGGAAAGGTATCAAACCGATGCCGTTAAATTGTTTTGGGCCGGTGGCATTACTCATGATCAGGATCTAAAGATACTGGAAGGGCCTATGAAAAAAGTAAGTGGAAACATTCAAATGGTTGTAGGTGGTTTCTCTGATTCTAATGATGTGGAGCGTTATTATTGGGGCCGCATGGTTAATTATTTCACTAATGATGGCAAATTGCCTCACACTATTTTTAGAGGCATAGAAGTATTTAAATATTACGATCTTTTTAAATATGCCGATGTAATGCTTATCCCTTTGGTAAAGAATAACTTTAATAAATACAAGTCTAATATCAAAATATTAGAAGCGGCTGGTAAGGGTATTCCTGTAATTGTTAGCGAAGTAAACCCTTATTTAAACTTCCCTAAAGATGTGGTTAATTATGTAAGGGACAGGGCAGACTGGAATAAGCATATTGACAGGCTTGTAAATGATAAGGATTTAAGGGATGAGCAGGGGGCCATGTTATTAGAATACTGCCTTAAAAATTACAACTTTCATGAGATAAACAAAGTAAGGCAAAACGCTTTCGAGTCATTGATTTCATAGTAAAATGTCTAATTTTTTAAACCAAAAGTATATAAGTATATGAAAAGTCCGATTGAATTATTACAGGAAGTTAAAAAGCTGGTGTTTCAGGAAGAAACTATGCCGGCCCCTGCCTATTCTTTAATGGATGGCACTAAGGTATTAATCGACAAATTAGAGGTTGGCGGTGTTGTAACCCTTGAGGATGGCACGCCTGCACCTGCTGGCTCACACACTTTAGCCGATGGGACTGAGGTTATTTTAGCTGAAGGCGGTGTGATTGCTGAAATTAAGGCTAAGGAAGTTGAAGATGACAAGGTAGAGATTGAGATTGAAAGCGGTAGCGACATGAAAGATAAAGAGGAAGAGAAAGCTAAGATGACTGCTAAATTTCAGGAAATCGAAAGCCGTATCGCTGCAAGTGAGCAAAGCTTTTCTGCTTTACAATCCGATTACGAAGGTTTAAAGGCTGCATTTAGTAAGCAATCAGAGGCCATGCAAGGTCTTATTCAGTTAGTAGATACTTTGGTAAATGTGCCTTCACAGGCCCCTGCTGAAGTGCCTAACACTTTCAAAAAGCATTCAGCTTCTACAAAAGAAGATAAAATTCGTTCTTATTCACAATTCGTTTCACAATTTAAAAAATAAAACAAAATGGGATTTTTAGTTACAGGCCTTACGGCTTACACAGAACAAAACGAGAAACAACTCGTTAGTGCTTCGCTGTTTGAGGCACGTACTCAACAGCTCATTCTTTCCGAAGGTAACGTTATGACAGGTGTAAAATCCTCTCAGACCGTGAACCGTATGGATACAGATGTTTTCTTTCAAGATGACAGCTCTTGCGGTTTCCTTAGCTCTGGTACTACTGAATTCAGTCAGCGTACTTTGACAGTAGGAAAAGTAAAAGTACAAGAGACTTTATGTCCTAAAGATCTGGAATCAGTTTATTTGCAGAAGGCTTTACCTGCCGGCGGAAATTACGATACTATTGCATTTGCAAATGAGTATACTGCCCGCAAAGCCGGTAAGATTGCAGAAGCTTTAGAGACTGCTATCTGGACTGCAACTGGTTCAGGATATGGCGGAACCAACGGACTTTTAAATAAGTTTAAAGGAATTAGACAACATATCGCTGATGCAGGTACAAGTGTAAACGCTAACGTAACTGGATTCTACGGAACAGGTGCGCCTATTACCGGTATCGACACAATGGAGAAAGCACAAAAATCTGTTTTAGCCGTTATCGCTGCATTACCTAACGGAATCAAAGGTAAGACTGATGTTCGCATATTTGTAGGATGGGATGTTTACAACCTTTTGATTCAAAAGTATGTAGATCTTAATCTGTATCATTATAACCCCGGATCTACTGGAAATGCTATTGATTCTGAATTTTTAGTACCCGGTACATCTTACAAGGTTATCCCTGTACATGGTTTGACCGGTACTAACGATATCTATGCGATGAGAATGTCTAACATTTTCTTAGGTGTGGATTTGATTTCAGAAGAAGATCAGTTTGAGCTTTGGTATTCTCAAGATGACAGAAACGTTAAGTTTTCTGCAAACCTGAAAATAGGAGTGCAGATAGCTTTCCCTGATGAGGTTGTAAGATTTGAAGCTTAATTAATTAATAACAAGGGCGGTCAATAGCTGCCCTTTTTAAAACATATATATCATGCCCTGCGCATTAACACAAGGATATAGTTTAGATTGTAAAGATTCCGCCGGCGGTATTACGGAGGTATATTTTATCGAGGAGGCTAATGTTAGCTCAATAGCAACTGCTTCAGGTGTTATTACTGGATTAACTAAAGCTTCAGGTAAAAGATTCTGGAAGTATGAAATGCCTAAAGAGACTGGTTCTTTTACTCACAATCCTACTGTATCTACAGAGAATGGTACTTTGTTCTTTGAGCAAAACCTTACAATCGTTGTAAACAAGCTTTCCGCAGCTATCAATACCGAGCTTAAATTGTTAGCTCAAAACATCCTTATTGCAGTTGTTAAAGATAACAATAACAAGTTTTGGATGTTAGGTAAAGAAAGAGGTTTGGATATGTCAGGATCTACAAGCGGAAGCGGTACAGCTTTCGGTGATCGTTCTGGTTATAGCCTCGTATTTGTAGGTAAAGAACCCGATCAGCTTTATGAAGTAAATAGCTCTGTTGCAGCCGCTTTGGAGACTGCCGGTTAAGAATAGATGTTAAATGGTTAAGCGCCTGCCTTAAATAGGCGGGCGTTTTTGTTTAATGGTATTTATTAAAGAATGATAAAGTTCACAAAAGGAAATACGGATACTATTTATCTGACATTGACTGAAAAGCAGACAATATTGGATGCTAACTTTCTTTGTGTTTTCGAATCGAGAACAACGAACGAAAAGGTAAAGTTTGTTCTTGTAAATTCAGCCGATCAGAGTTTGTATAAAGATAGGTTTAATGAGTTTGACATTGTAGTGAATACACACTTTGGTAGTAAGGAAGAGGGGTGGTTTACATATACGATCTATGAGCAAGCAAGCCCTTCTAATTTAATAGAGGCGAATGCAGGGGCCATAGTTGAGACAGGCTTAATGTTCTTATCCGATGGTCAGGAAGTGACTACAACGAAATACGATAATCCAACAACATTTAAAGTTTATGATGCGACATAGTGTATCTTTTATAAAGTTTGCCGATGTAAAGGTTCCCGTAATGAGGGAGCTGCCAAATAAAGGCTATGTGCTATTTGGGGAAGATAATAAGTTCCCAAATATGCTGCTTAATATGTTCAATAAAAGCAGTAAGCATAACGGCATTGTGTTGGGTAAGGTAAACTATATAACTGGCAAAGGCTTTGATAAGGTTATGCCGGCCAATACTTACGAAAATAATAATGAAGTATTAAAAAAGGTAAGTACGGATATTGAGGTTTTTGGCGGATCTTATTTAGAGATACAATACAATGAGCTGGGTAAGATAGCGGCTTATTATCATGTTCCTTACCATAAAGTCAGAAGCAGTAAGGATAACACTCAGTTTTATGTTAAAGATTGGGAAAGCTATAAAAAGAATGAAGAGCCTATGGTATTTGCGGCTTACAATCCTAAGCTGGATGTTAAGTTGCTACGCAATCAGACTCAAATACTTTATTACAAAGAATATAGACCGGGTGTTGAGA